ATGGCGGCGGGCGCGGACGGGACGCTGACGACGCGCGGGTTGACTGTGCGGCAGGCGCGGTTCGTCGCGGAATATCTGGTGGACCTGAACGCGACGCAGTCGGCGGTGCGGGCGGGGTATGGCGTGGGGTATGCGCGCCGGCACGCGTGGAAATTGCTGCGGTCGGCGCGGGTGATGGAGGCGATCCGGCAGGCGGAGGCGGCGCGGGAGGCGCGGACGAAGTTCAGCCAGGACCGGGTGATTGCGGAACTGACGCGGCTGGCGTTCTACGATGTCGGCACCATTGCCGCGCATCCGCTGAACGGGCCGGAGGATATTGCGACGTTGCCGGAGGAGGTGCGCGCGGCCGTGACGGGCTGGTCGTGGGACAAGGCGGGGAATTTTACGGTGCGGCTGGCGCCGCGCACGCCCAGCCTGGACCTGCTGGCGAAGCATTTCGGCCTGCTGAAGGATGTGAAGCAGCATCTGGGCCGAGACGGCAAGCCGGTGGACCCACCGGGCCTGTACACGGTCGTCGTCCGCTAGGCGCCTGACCGGACATGTGGGCTGGTGAGCGAGAGTGCCGCCGGCGCGCATTTACGGTCAGGCTCCAACAGGGGTGAAGGGGACGAGTGTCCCCTTCCGGGTGCGGGGCAGGGCCCTGCGAACAGATCGGGGAAAGACGATGATGCGACAGCACAAGGAACTGGCCGAGGGCGAGACGATTCCCGGCGAGACCCAGGATTTCGGCGTGGAAAAGCTGGCCGGTATCCAGAACCGGAAAACCGATGGCGGTATCCTGAAGGACCATGAGCGCGCGGCCGCCCCCGCGCCGCGCCCGCGTGGCGGGCGAATGGGGGTGGCGCCGCTGCCCGACCACGGCCCGCATCGCGTGGGGAAGGGGCGCTGAGGGCGCCGGTGCGGCGTGCTGGGGTATAATCGGGAGTCGGTGCCCACCATCCGGCGCTTCATGGAATCGGATGCCTTCATCAGGGGATTGATGGGGCCGTTCGGGTCCGGGAAAAGTTCCGGCTGTGTCTGGGAGATCGTGCTGCGGGGGTTGCGGCAGGCGCCGGGGGCGGATGGGGTGCGGCGGTCGCGCTGGGCGGTGATCCGCAATTCGTATCGCCAGCTTGAGGACACCACCATCCGCACCGTGCACCAGTGGTTTCCGCCGACGCGGTTCGGGCGGTGGAAGCCGACCGAGCATTCCTATGTGATCAACCGCATGGTGGCGGAGGGGGACGAGAAGCCGGCCGAGATCGAGCTGCTGTTTCGTGCGCTCGACCGGCCGGACCAGGTGGGGAACCTGCTGTCGCTGGAGCTGACCGGGGCGTGGGTGAACGAGGCCCGCGAGGTGCCGTGGGCGATCATCGAGGCGGTGCAGGGGCGCGTGGGGCGGTATCCGGCGCGGCGCGACGGCGGGGCGACGTGGTCGGGCGTGATCATGGATACCAACCCGCCGGATGCGGAATCGGACTGGTACCGGTTCTTCGAGGAAAAGGACCATCGGGAGGCGGTGGCGGCGCTGGCGCAGGTGATTCCGGGGATGAGCGTGGAGGGATTCGCGCGGATCTTTCGCCAGCCCAGCGGGCGGGCGGTGGAGGCCGAGAACCTGGACAATCTGCCGCCCGGTTACTACCAGCGGCTGGCGGTCGGGAAAAGCGACGAGTGGAACAAGGTTTATATCGACGGGGATTACGGGTTCGTCATGGAAGGGCGGCCGGTCTTCGGCGAATATAACGATGGGTTCCATTGCCGGGAGTGCCGGACGGTGCCGGCGCTGCCGGTGTATCGGGGGTGGGATTTCGGGCTGACGCCGGCCTGCGTCTTTACCCAGATGCTGCCCTCGGGCCAGTGGATCGTGGTGGACGAGCTGGTGTCGGACGCCATGGGGATCGAGCGGTTTGCCGAGATCGTGGCGCGGCATGCGGCGCAGCATTTTCCCGATACGCGGTTTGTCGATATCGGCGATCCGGCGGGGATGCAGAAGGCGCAGACCGACGAGCGGACCTGTTTCGAGATCCTGCATGCGCGGGGGATTGCCATCGAGCCGGGCATGCAGACGCTGGCGATCCGCCTGGAGAGCGTGCGGCGGCCGTTGCGCACGCTGCTGGACGGGGCGGCGCCGGGCTTTGTGCTGCATCCGCGCTGCACCACCACGCGGCGGGCGCTGATGGGCGGATACCAGTATCGGCGCATGCAGGTGAGTGGCGAACGCTATACCGACCGGCCGGAGAAGAACCGGTGGTCGCATGTGATGGACGCGCTGCAATACGTGGCGACGCGGCTGTTCGGCCCGGAACTGCGCGGGGCCGGCGGGGCGGAGGCGGACGATATCTGGCGGGACCTGCCCGATGACGGGCGGACGCGATCGAGCATTACGGGGTACTGACATGGCTGGACTGGTGATACCGGCGCATCTGGGGCTGGGGCGGCGGGATTGCCGCCAGTGCCGCCACCATGGCGTCGAGGGGAGCGATGTGGTCTGCCGGCGCTATCCGCCGCAGGTGACGGTGGTGCTGGTGCCGCAGGGGGCGCCGCGCGTGGGGCAACTGGCGCCGCAGCCCTTTGCCACCTTTCCGCCGGTGGTGCCCGAGCATGTGTGCGGCGAGTTCTCGCCCGGTGGGGAGGGACGCTGAGCATGGATGGGGAGGAGATGGACGGGCCGGTTGTGGACGGGTCGGTTGTGGACGGGCCGGGCGCGGATGGGCCCGACATGGAACTGGCGGCGCTGTTGCGCCGCTGGATCGAGATCCCGAACATTGCGGTGGAGCTGGACGAGGCGCGGCTGGGGCAGGTGGCCGACCGGGTGGCGCGGGACTGGCGGGCCGACGAGGCCACGCGTGCCGAGTGGAAGGAAAATTGCCGCCGCTGGCTGGACCTGGCGCAGCAGGTGGCCGAGCCGAAGACCTATCCCTGGCCCGGGGCATCGAACGTGATCTATCCGCTGCTGACGGTGGCGGCGGTGCAGTTTGCCGCGCGGGCCTATCCGGGCATCGTGCGCGACCGGGACGTGGTGCGCGGGACCGTGCTGGGCGACGATTCCGGGGTGCCGATGCCCGATCCTCTGCGGCCCGGGCAGGTGCTGACGGGGCCGGACGGGGCGCCGCTGTGGCTGGTGCCGCCGGGGGCGAAGCGGGCGCGGGCGACGGCGATCGGCCGGCATATGAGCTGGCAATTGCTGGACGAGATGGCGGAGTGGGAGGAGCAGACCGACAAGCTGCTGCTGAAACTGTCGATTGTCGGCACCATGTTCCGCAAGACCTATTTCGACCCCGCGTTGCAGCGCAATGTCAGCGAGACGGTCGACCCCTTGCGGCTGTGCATCGACTATCACGCCAAATCCTTTGCCACCGCGCCGCGGATTACCGAGGAGATCGATCTCTATCCTTGGGAGATCGAGGAGCAGATCCGTGCCGGGCTGTTCCTGGAGCAGGATTATGGCGGCAACCACGAGGCCGGCGAGGACAGCGATGCGCCGGTGACGTTCCTGGAGCAGCATCGGCGGCTGGACCTGGATGGGGACGGGTATGCCGAGCCCTATATCGTGACGATTGCCCGCGATTCCGGGAAGCTGGCGCGCATTGCCGCCGGGTTCGACATGGATGGGGTGATGTTCGATGCGCACGACCATCGTATCCGGCGGATCGAGGCGATTTCCTACTACACCAAATTCTCGTTTATTCCGTCGCCGGATTCCGCGATCTACGATATAGGATTCGGCACGCTGCTGCATCCCCTGAACGCGGCGGTGAATACCAGCCTGAACCAGATGTTCGATGCCGCCCATCTGGCCAATGCCGGGGGCGGGTTCGTGGGCTCCGGCATGTCGCTGAACACGGGGTCGGTGCGGTTTCAGGTCGGCGAATACAAGGTGGTGAATACGCCGGGTGCCACGCTGCGCGAGAACCTGGTGCCCTTGCAGTTTCCCGGGCCGAATCCGGTACTGTTCCAGCTTCTGGGGTTTCTGGTCGATGCCGGGCGGGAGATTGCCTCGGTCAAGGATATTCTCTCGGGCGCCATGCCGGGGGGGAATGTCTCCGGCATGCTGGGGCTGGCGGTGATCCAGCAGGGGCTGAAGGTCTTCAGTGCCATCTTCAAGCGGATTCATCGCAGTCTGGGCGGGGAGTTTCGCAAGCTCTACCGGTTGAACCGGCTGTATCTGCCCGACGAATCGGGCTTTCGGGACGGCAGCGCGTTCTTTCGCGTCACCCGCGCCGATTACGAGCAGGGGGGCGGGGTGGAACCGGTGTCGGACCCCGAGATCGTCACCGACATGCAGCAGCTGGCGCGCGCCAATTTCCTGCTCGCCTTCAAGGACGACCCGTGGTGCGACGGGCATGAAATCCGCCGCCGTGCCTTCGAGGCCGCCGCTATCGGGCTGGTGGACAAGGTGCTGCGGCCCGCGCCCGCGCCCGATCCGGTGGCCGTGGCACGGGCGGCGGAGCTGGACCTGCGGGCCCGGCGCGAGGCGCGGGAGATGGAGATGCGGGCGGGGAATGAGGCGGTGGAACAGGTCTCGACACTGGCTGAGGCGGCTTTGCGGCTGGCTCAGGCCCGGAAGGTCGAGCGGGGGTGAGGGATGTTCTTTTTTTGAAAAAAAAGAACCAAAAAAACTTTTGATCTGTTTGGGTTTGGTGGGGTTGGCGGGTTTGGGGTGACGGCGGGCGGTATTCCTGTATTTTTTTATAAAAGACTATGGATTTTTTGGAATACTGCCTCTCGATCCGGATGCTATAGCGAAACGTCTAAAAGTCTTTTTGCTTCTTTTTCTTCAGAAAAAGAAGAGCCACCAACAAAGGAATACTCCCCGATGAAACAGCGTCAGGCGATGTTGGAGGATCTGTCGGAGGAGGCGTTTTGGGCCTGGCGGCATCATCCGGTGACGCGGGCGGTGCGTCTGTTTCTGGCGGATTATGGCGAGAGCATCGAGCAGCGGATGCTGGGCCAGTGGCGGGCGGGGACGATCACGCTGGCGCAGGAGCATGAGGCGCGCGGGCGGGCGGCGCTGGCGGCCGAGATGGCCGAGCTGCAATGGGCGGCGATGCGGGCGTTTTACGGCCAGGGGCCGGGAGAGAAGGAGGGTGGCGATGCGTGAGGGACGCATTCTGAAATTCGACCAGCAGGAATTCGTGGTTTCGGACTGGGACGGGGTGAATCGGGCGGGGTATGTGCCGCTGGACGACAAGATCCTGGTGCTGGCGGATGTGCATGCCGAGATGACCAGCGGCGCGGTGCAGTTGCCGGCGGAATATGTGGAGCGCCAGACGCTGGCGGCCGAGCACGGCACCGTGATTGCGGTGGGGCCGGCGGCGTTTCGCTGGAACGACGACGGCACCCGGCAGTGGGTGGGGCGGATTCCGGCGGCGGGGGACCGGGTTTATTTCGAGCGATATGCCGGGCAGTTGCTGAAGGGCGAGGATGGGCGGCTGTATCGGCTGATGTCGCAGCGCTGCATTGCCGCGATCGCGGCGGCGGATGGCGGGGTGGCGGAGCAGGAAGGGGAGCTTGCATGATGGATGGGCGCGAAGAGGGCGTGGATGCGGGCGTGCATGTGGATGTGCATGCGGACGTGTCGCCGGAGGGCGGGAGCCCCGGGCAGGTGCGTGGGGACGATGCGCCGGAGGTGGCGGCGGCTGTGGAGGTGGATGCGGACCCGGAGGTCGAGGCGCAGGCGCGGCGAATGGGCTGGGTGCCGCGCGACGATTTTCGTGGCGATGCGGAGAAGTGGCGGCCGGCGCGGGATTTCCTGGACCGGGGGATGAACCTGCTGCCGGTGTTGCAGCAGCAATATCGGGCGCTGGATGGGCGCTATGCCAGCATGCAGGCGCAGTTGCGCGACAGCCAGAAGGCGCTGGCGGACCTGACCGAGCGGACGCGGCGGGCCGACGAGCGGGCGTATCAGCGGGCCGTGCGCGATATCGAGGGCCGGCGGCAGGCGGCGGTGGCCAGCGGGGATACGACCGCGTTTGCGGTGGCCGAGCGGGATTTGCAGGATCTGCGGGACACGGCGCCGTTGCCGGCGGCGGATGCGGTGGCGGCTCCTGCGCCGGTTCCGGTGGAGCGGGTGGAGGCGATGCCCACCGAGATCATGGATTTCGTGCAGGCGAATCCGTGGTTTTCGCGCAATGCGGAGGCGCGGCAGGATGCGATTGCGATCCAGTCGGCGGTGGACCGGCAGCATCCGGGGCTGAGCCTGGCGGAACGGCTGGAGATTACGCGGCGCAAGGTGCGGCAGTTGCATCCGGCCCTGTTCGAGAACAGGCGGCGGGAGGCGCCGCCGCCGGTGAGCCCGTCGCGTGGCGAGGGTGGGCGCGGGGGCAATCCGCGCGGGTTCGATGCGCTGCCGGCGGAGGCGCGGCGGGAATATGACCGCTATGCCCGCGCGCTGTCGGGCAAGGGCAAGCCGCTGACGAAGGACGAGTGGGCCGGTTATTACTGGGAGAACGAAGCATGAGCGAGGACACACGCGGGCGCGTGCCGCTGAACGAGGCGGCGCGGAGCCGGGCGGCGCAGGGGGCTGCATCGGGTGGTGGTGCGGGTGGTGGTGCGCCGGGGGCGGCGGGGCGGCGTGTGCCCTCGCGCCGGCCGTTCGGACTGCGGGAGCAGAAGCTGGCGTACCCGGATCGCCAGGGGTACCATCGGCACTGGTTCAACGACGAGCCGGGGCGGATCGCGCGGGCCGGGGATGCGGGCTATGCCCAGGTGATGGACGAATCGGGAAAACCCGTGAGCATGACAGTGGGTGTCGCGCGCGGGGGCGGGGCGCAGATTGCGTACTTGATGGAGATCCCGGCCGAGTGGTATCGGGAAGACATGGCCGCGCAGGAATCGGGACATCGGGAATTGATGGACCAGATCAGGGAAGGGCGCGTGCCCGGCGGGCCGACCGGGGCGGACCGGCAGGCGCAGTATGTGCCGCGGGATGTCGGGATTTCGATCCGGGAGGAGCGGCGGTAGGAAGGGGTTCTTTTTTGAAAAAAAGAACCAAAAAACTTTTGATTTTTTGGGTTCGGGTTCCGGCGTGAGGTAGGGCGGAGCTTGGACCGGCGTTTTTGATCTGATAAAGACTATGGATTTTTAGGAATACAGCCTCGCCACCCGGGTGGTAGAGCTAAACTTTCAAAAGTCTTTTTGCTTCTTTTTCTTCAGAAAAAGAAGAACCCAGGCAGCACAACAGGCAAGGACGACCCGGCGGGCGCATCACGCGTCTGCCGCCCTTTCACCCGTGCAGAGGTCTGCCCGATGAATTCCAATACTCCATTCGGCCTGCGGCCGATGGCTTATGCGTCCGGCGCGCCGTATGCCGGCGGTGTGCAGGTTTATTATGTGCCGGCGAGCAATCCGACGCCGTTGTTCCTGGGCGATCCGCTGGTGGTTCTGTCGGGGGCGGATGCCAATGGCGTGCCGGCGGTGGGGATTGCCGCTGCCGGGGCGTCCGGCGTGATCACCGGGGCGATGCAGGGCATTGCCAGCAATGCCGGCGAGTTGGTGCTGCCGCTGTTGCAGAACCAGGCGCCGTATCTGCCGGCGGGGCAGGCGGCCTATGTCTATGTGGCCGACGATCCGAATCTGGTGTTTGCGGTGCAGGAGGATTCGGTGGGGGGCGCGCTGGCAGCCAGTGCGGCCTCGGGTAATGTCGACCTGGTGGCCGGGGCGGGATCGACCGTGTCCGCCCAGTCGGGCTGGCAGATCCAGTCCAGCAGTGCCGGGACGGCGGCCACGGGGCAGATGCGCATTCTGCGGGCGTATCAGGCGATCGACAATGCGATCGGCGCCAATGCGAAGTGGCTGTGCCGCATCAATCTTCATTCCATCACCAGTACGCTCGGCGTCTGAGGAGTTCGATCAATGGCCATCATTACGACGGGCGCCCATCCCAAGGCCCTGTGGCCCGGCATCAAGGCCTGGTGGGGGCGCAGCTATGACGAGCATCGCGTCGAATATATGGATCTGTTTGACAAGCAGACCTCGGACAAGGCGTATGAGGAGGAGGTCGAGATCACCGGCTTCGGCCTGGCGCCGGTGAAGCCGCAGGGGCAGCAGATCTATTACGACACGGAATCGCAGGGGGCGGTCAGCCGGTTTACCCATGTCGCCTACGCGCTGGGCTATATCGTGACCTACGAGGAGCTGCGCGACAATCTGTACGAGGCGGTGTCGAAGCGCAGGGCGGCGCAGCTGGCGTTTTCGATGCGCCAGACCAAGGAAAACGTGCTGGCCGGGATCTATAACATGGCGTTCTCGGCCGGGGCGCTGGGGGGCGACGGGGCGCCGCTGATCTCGGACAGTCATCCGACGCTGGCGGGCAGCCAGTCGAACCTGCTGGGGACGGCGGCGGACCTGTCGGAGGCGGCGATCGAGGATCTGACGGTGCAGATCATGCAGTGCCAGAACAATCGGGGGATGCGGATCTCGGCGCTGCCGCGCACGCTCAACGTGCCGTCGGCGCTGTGGTTCGAGGCCAACCGGGTGTGCAACTCGGTCCTGCAGAACGATACGGCGAACAATGCCATCAACGTGCTGCGCGCCACCAATGCGTTCCCCGAAGGTATCAAGCTGAACCATTACTTCACCAGCCAGACGGCATGGTTCATCCGGACCAATGTGCCGAATTCGCTGACCTATTACGAGCGGGATCCGATCTCGTTCGATCAGGACAACGATTTCGACACGCGGAATGCCAAGGCGGCCTGCTACGAGCGCTATTCCGGCTATTGGGCGGATTGGCGGGGGTTGTATGGGACACCTGGGGTTTGAGGGAAGAGTCTTCTTTTTCTGAAGAAAAAGAAGCAAAAAGACTTTTATTTGTTTGGTGTAGAACGGGCGGGTAAAGGTCTTTTTCCTTAACGATAAAAAGTTTTTTGGTTCTTTTTTTCAAAAAAGAACAGAACGCTTCCAAATGGAGAAGACCAGATGACCAAACGCAAACCGACCCCCGTCACCCCCCGCCGCGCCGGCGTGGTGGAGGTGCACCACCATTACCACGGCACCATGCCGGCCGAGCCGAAGGCCAAGCCGGTGCCGGTTCGCCGCAAGCCGGCGCCGACGCGCCGGGGCTGACGGAGTGCGCGCAGCCGGCGGTGCCGGCTGCGCCTGGGTGCCGGGAGGGTTGAATGGCGGATGTGACGAATGTTCAGGTGATTGCGAACGGTCCGCGCAACCTGATCGTCAGGGTGACGGATGTGAGCGACGGCACCGGGCTGGCGGCGATGAAGATCGTGGATGCGCAATCCATGGTGTTTTCGGTCGGCGGAGAGGCGCCCGGCGTGCATCTGAAGGTGCGGCGCATTGTCTATGACGTGCACGGCATGGTGGCGCGGCTGCAATGGGATGCGGCGGAGCCGGTGGACCTGGCGACGCTGTCGGGCTTCGGGCATCTGGATTTTCGCCGTTTCCAGGGCATTCCCAATCCGAGGGCGCCGGGGGCGAGCGGGTCGATCCTGCTGACGACGATGGGAGCCGTGGCGGGCAGCACGGTTACGATCGACCTCGAGATGATCAAGGGTGTGCCGCAATCGTGACGGGAGAGGCGGTGTGAGCGAGCCCTGGCGCTATCGGCCCGGCGACCATTACGTGCTGGACGACCTGTCGGGTTTCAAGATCCGGCGGTCGCGGGCGCGCACCATCCCCGGGGGGCAGACCGGGCAGGCGCTGGTGGATGGGCGGCGGTGGGAGGCGCAGCAGCCGCAGGATTTCGTGCGCGGGGTGGCGGACGAGCAGGGTGTGGATGTGGCGCGTCCGCGCCAGGAAAACCGGTTTGTCGTGGTGGGGACCAGTGTGAGCGCGCCGGTTGCCGCCGGCGGTGCCGTGGTGCCGGTCGTGTCGAACTGCGGGTTTGCGGTCGGCGACCGGATCCAGGTCATGCTCGACCGGGGCGAGAATGTCGTGGCGACGATCGTGGCGGTCGGTGGGGGAACGCTGGAGATCGCGCCCGCATTGCCGGGTGCGGTGGGGTTTCTGGGCGGAGGGATGGAGAACATGGTTCTGAAATTGGTGCCGGATTCGTCTTCATCCTTTCTGCCGTCTGAGGGCGGCGTATGACGACCGGCGGGAGCGCGGGCTGGAACCCCGGGATTGCCGATATCATCAACGGTGCGCTGCGGCTGATCGGTGCGATTGCCAGCGGGGAGGTGCCGCCGGCGAACGAATACCAGGATGCGCTGTCGTCGCTGAACGGGCTGATCAAGGCGTGGCAGGCGTCGGGCGTGCATGTCTGGGCGCAGGCCGAGGGGACGGTGTTTCTCCAGCCCGGGCAGGCGCAGTATGGCATCGGCGTGGGCAGCACCGACCATGCCGCGCAATCCTATGCCGGCACGACGGCGAGTGTGCCGGCGGCGGCGGGGGCCGCGCAGGTGACGGTGGCGACGGTGGCCGGCATCGAGGCCGGGAGCCGGATCGGGATCGGCCTGGATGCGGGGGGCCTGTTCTGGACGTCCGTGCTGTCGGTGGCGGGTAGTACGGTCTATCTGGCGTCGGTTCTGCCTGGGCCGGTGTCGGCGGGGGCGATGGTGATCGGCTGTGGCGCGCCGCTGGCGCGGCCGTTGAAGGTGATCGGGGCGCGGGCCGTCGTTCTGGTGACCGGGGTGGAGACGCCGCTGATCCCGATGTCGCGGCTGGATTATGCGAACCTGTCGGGCAAGGGGGCGCCCGGTGGGGTGCCGGCGCAATATTTCTATGATCCGCAGTTGGAAAACGGGATCTTCAGTGTCTATCCGGCGCCGGTGGATGCGGGGATTGCGGTGACGTTTACGTGCCAGCGGCCGTTGCAGGATGTCGCCGGTGCGGCCGATAGCGCCGATGTGCCGCAGGAATGGATTTCCGCGTTGCGCTTTGCGCTGGCGGTGGAACTGGCGCCGGAATATGACTGCCCGGCCCAGCGTTTCGAGATGCTGAAGGCGATGGCGGCGGAGAAATTCGCCGTGGTTGCGCAGTGGGATCGGGAGCCGGCGGGTACCGGCACCTCTTCGTTCAGTCAGCCGGTCTATCAGATTATTGCCGGGGCGCTGCGGCTGTGCGGGGCCGTGGGGGCGCAGGATGTGCCTCGGCTGGGGCTGGTGGAGAACGCTTTTGCCGCGCTGAATGCGATGGTGCAGGGGTGGCAGGTCAGCGGGCTGCATGTGTGGGCGCAGACCGAGGGGGTGCTGTTTCTTCAGGCGGGGCAGGGGAAGTATGCGATTGGGGCGACTTCGGCCGATCATGCTTCGCAGGGGTTTGTGCAGGGGCAGCTTGGTGGGGCTGCTGCGGCTGGCGCCGTGGTGCTGTCCGGCGTGTCTGGCGGCGGGTTTGCGGTGGGCAATCCGGTCGGGGTTGTGCTGGGTGACGGGACCGCGTTCTGGAGCGTTATTGCGGCGGTGTCTGCGGGTGGGGTGACGCTGGCGCAGCCTTTGCCGTCTTCGGCGGGGGCTGGGGCGCTGGTGGTGTCTTATGCCACGGCTTTTGCGCGGCCGTTGCGGGTGATCGGGGCGCGGGTGGTGGATCTGGGGTCGGGGGTGGAGACGCCGCTGATTCCGATGTCGCGGCTGGATTATGCGAATTTGTCGGGGAAGGCGGTGCCGGGGGGGAATCCGGCGCAGTTTTTCTATGACCCTCAGCTTGAGCTGGGGGCGTTGAGTGTTTATCCGGCGCCGGCTTCCGGGCTGAGTGTGGTGAAGTTTACGGCGCAGCGGCAGTTGGTGGCGTTTGAGACCCTGGCGTCGGTACCGGATTTTCCGCCGGAATGGCTGGCGGCGTTGCGCTTTGGCCTGGCGGTGGAGATTGCGGCGGAATATGACTGTCCGGCCGAGAAGCTGGCGGGGCTGAAGCAGGCATTCGACGAGAAATTTGCCGTTGTGACGCGCTGGGATAGCGAGGCGCAGGGGACGAGCACGTCGCCGTTCGGTCAGCCGGTTTACCAGATGATCGCGGGGGCGTTGCGGCTGTGTGGGGCCGTGGGGGCGCAGGATGTGCCGCGGCTGGGGCTGGTGGAGAATGCGTTCATCTCGCTGAATGCGATGGTGCAGGGGTGGCAGGCTTCGGGGATTCATGTGTGGGCCGAGGAGGAGTGCACCCTGTTCCTGCAACCGGGGCAGGTGCGGTATCTGATCGGTGCCGGGTCGCCGGATGCGGTGGCGGTCGGCAGCCAATGCGTCGAGACGGTGCTGGCGGCGGATGGGGCGGCGGCGCAGGTGACGGTGGGGGCGGCGGGTGCTGTTGCCGCCGGCTGGCGGGTCGGCATCTGGCTGGATGGCGGGCGGGTGTTCTGGACCAGCATTGCGGCGGTTGCGGGAGGAGGGCTGACGCTGGCCGCCGCATTGCCGTCCGCAGCGTCGGCCGGGGCGCGGGTCGTGGCCTATCCGGCGCCGATGGTGCGGCCGTTGCGGGTGCCGGCGGCGCGGCGGCGCCAGTTCGCGGGGGCGGGGGGGCAGGCGATCGAGATCCCGCTCGTGCCGATGTCGCGCCTGGATTACGCGAATATTCCCAACAAGACGGTGCCGGGCGTGGTGACGCAGTTCTTCTATGACCCGCAGTTGGGGGCGGGGGTGCTGCATGTGTGGCCTGCGCCCTCGGACAATGGCAGTGCGGTGGCCTTTACCGCGCAGCGGCCGCTGGTGCCGTTTGCCGACCTGTCTTCGGTGCCGGATTTTCCGGACGAGTGGCTGGCGGCGATGCGCTGGAACCTGGCGGTGGAACTGTGGCCCGAATATAACGGATCGGGGAAAATGGCAGGAAATACGGCGCAGTATGCGGTGCTGAAGCAGGAGGCCGTCAGCAGGCTGATGGTGGCGCAGGGCTGGGACCGGGAGTCGCAATCGGTGCTGTTCGGGGCCGGTGCGGGGCCGGCCGGGCGCGCGGGGTAACGGCGATGGCGGTCCAGCAGGTGGCATTTGCCGCGCAATCGTACCAGGCGCATTCGGTGGCGCTGGATGCGCAGCGCTGCGTCAATTTCTATGCCGAATATGCGCCGAAGGATGCCAAGGCGCCGGTGCCGGTCTGGGGCTGTCCGGGCATGGTGGCGTTTGCGCAGTGCGGGGCGGGGCCGGTCTGGGGCATGTGCCTGATGGGCGGGGCGCTGTATGTGGTCTCGGGCCAGGCGCTGTACCGGGTCGATGCCGACGGGTCGAGCGTCGTGCTGGGGGCGACCTGGGTGACGGGGCCGGTGTCGATGGATACCAACGGCACCGACCTGGTGTGGGTGGATGGGGAATCCGGCTGGTCCTATTCGGTGGCCGGGGGCGTGCAGCGGATTGTCGACGAGAATTTCTATCCGGCGGATTTGGTCGTCTATTTCGATACCTATTTCGTCTTCAACCGGTCCGGGACGCAGGAATTCTTTCTCTCGCCGCAGGAGGGGGTGACGCCGTTCGACGGGACGATGTTCGCCTCCAAGGAGGCCACGGCCGACCCGCTGCTGGCGATCGTGAATTCGCACGAGCAGCTCTATCTGTTCGGCGCGGCGCGGACCGAGATCTGGTACGATGCGGGGAGTGCCGCGCCGTCCTTTCCGTTCCAGCGGTTCGACGGGGCGTTCATCCAGCGGGGCATCGCCGGGACGCATGCGCATTGCCTGGAGGATAATACCGTCTTCTTCCTGGGCGATGACGGGATGTTCTATCGGTTGTCCGGCTATCAGCCGCAGCGGATTTCGACCCATGCGATCGAGGGGGCGTGGCAGGCCTATCCCACGCGGGCGGATGCGCGGTGCTTCAGCTATACGCTGGAGGGGCATAAATTCGTCACCCTGCTGTTTCCCTCGGCTGCCGCGACCTGGGTGTACGACGTGGCGACCGGCCTGTGGCACGAGCGGGAATCCTGGGCCGGCAGCGATGCCGGCAGTTCGATCGGCCGCTGGCGGGCCAATTGCGCGATCATGGCCCATGGGCGGGTGCTGGTCGGCGATTGCCTGAGCGGCACGGTCGGGGCGCTGAATCCGCTGGTCTATACCGAGCTGGGGGCGACCATGCGCGGGCTGCTGGCCGCGCCGCCGGTGCAGGGGCTGCGCGGGCGGGTCTTCATGCGGCGGTTCGAGCTGGATGTGGAGACCGGGGTCGGGCTGCCCGGCTCGGCCCCGGCGCGCAGCGTGACCTACCAGCCGCAGGGGGTGGGCATTACGACGCCCGTGGCGCTGACGCGGTCCGCCGCGCCGGAGGGCATGGCGCCGGCGCTGGCGAACCTGCTGGTCAGCCTGTGGGTGGACCTGCCGGACGATGGGGCGCCGCGCGGGCTGATGCTGGGCAATGGGGAGGCGACGGACGGCCAGCCGGGTTTTTTTGTCGGCATCGCCAATGACGATACGCAGGCCGGGGCGCAGATCGTGGTGCGTGCCACGGACGTGCTGGGGCGGGCGATCGTGACGGCCTGCTATGGTTTTGCCGGCTGGGGGGCGGGGTGGGTGAACCTGATCCTGTCGCTGTCGCCGGGCGCGCAGCAGGTGCAGCTTCTTGCGGATGGGGTGGCGCTGGTGCCGGCCTCGGTCGTGTGGTCGTCGGCGGCGCCGATCGGCAATCCTGCCGGGCAGGGCTGGCAGGTTGCGCCGTGGGCCGGCGTCGCGGGGCCGCAGGGCGTGGTGGTGGCGTCGCAGTTCGGTGGCCATACGCCGGCATCGGCGGCGACGGAGCAGGGCTGGTCGAATACCGCGCCGATGCCCGACCGGTTCGGCAACATGCTGTCGTTCCTCGGCGAGAGCATCGACGCGGTGTCGCAGGCCGGCGCGGTGGCGTGGACCCTGGCCCAGAGCACCGTGAACACGGATGTCCTCGCCCTGGTCTCGGGCGTTCCTCTGAACGGCACCAGTGTCGGCATCAATGCCGTGTCGCCGCTGCTGGGGGGACAGTATCTGGCGGTCGGGGTGCAGAATGCCATCTACTGGTCGGGGGTCGCGCTCTACGAGGTCAATGACGGGGCGGCGCCGACATTCAGGGGGTTCGTCTATTGCCTGGGCTTCGCGGCCGGGGCGACGTTCTATGGCAGCAACCCGTGCTTCCTGGCCGGGTCGCAGACGATCGACGATCCGATCCTGTCCTATCAGGCGGCCTATCCCGCGTCGGTGCGCGTCGTGCTGGTCTTCCCCAGTATTGCCCAGATCCTTGGCAGCGCGCTGAGGAGTGGCGGCTTTGGCGCGATGTATCCGGCGCTGGGCAATACCGCGACCTGGGGCGCGTGCCAGGTGCCGACGATCCGCTATTTCTATCCCGCGCAGCTGGGGACCAACCTTCTGCCGCAGAACGGCTATAACGGCAATGTCGGGTTCTTTCTGCCGGACGGCGACGGCGGGACCAACCATTACCTGTATTTCAATCGCGGCGACATCGCGGCCAATGCCAGCGCCGGCATCAACGCCAATGCGGAGTTGCAGGCGGTAATTGGTCCTGCATATCCGCAGGGGGCGATGGTGCGGATCGCGATGGGCGTGGTCAGTTACGACGCGCTGGCGGCGGCGCATTTTGCCGGTAACGGCAATAACAGCTTCGCCGGCACGATGCCGATGTACGGCATCGACAACGCAAGCTGGACGGATGCGGCGGGCGCGGCACAGATTCCGTTTGCCGACGAACATACCTATATCGCCAACGGGCTGGCGGGGGGTACGGACGTCTATGGCGGGCAGGTGGGGCTGACGCCGGTTTCGGGGACGTCGGACTGGCTGGTGACGTTCCTGATGGTCGGCCTTTCCGACAGTGCGGCCAATCGCGGCAATGCCGCCCTGTGGGACCGGGTGCGGGTGTTCCATTATTCCGCCGGCCGGGCGATGCAGCTGGGCGCGCCGGCTTCGGGGCTGGCCTATGCCGCGACCGACTGGGCGGGATTTTCGCTGGGGGCGTGGGCCGATTTCAACGCCGTGGCCTATGTCGGTGCCGGGGCGGTGACGATCTGCGGCAACATGCAGGCGGGGGCGGGGGCTTATCCCTTTCCCAAGGGGACCCAGTACCAGACGCGGTTCGGCACCCTGTCCTTTGCCATGGCGCGGCTGGCCGACCTGTTCGTGGGAACGCCCGCGCAGTTCGTGGACCTGTCGGTGCCGGCGAATGTGGCGCTGTTCCTGGCCGATAACGGGGGCGCGCGCTATCTGGCGGCCGACGGATCGAACGTGCTGGGCGTGGCGCCGCCGGTGTTCCTGACCGTCGGTCCGGGGGCGCCCGTGGCCTCGTTTGCCGATAATGGCGGGTCGGGGGGCGGGTTTGCGGCGACGGGGCTGATCGTGGCGGCGGGGTCGAACCCGCCCGGCAGCACCTGGCAGGAATCGCTGCCGGCCGAACCCGGCAGTCCGGCGGGTGCCGACCCGCTGATCATGCTCGACTGGTCGGATGACGGGGCGCGGAGCTGGAGTGCGCTACGGCTGTGCCGGTCCATGGGGCGGCAGGGCGAGTATCTGACGCGGCTGCGCTGGCTGAAGCTGGGGCAGGCGCGGCAGCGGGTGTTGCGGTTGCAGGTGACGGACCCGGTGCGGCGCAACCTGATCGGCTTCTACCTGGACACCGAAGCGGGGATGGACTGATGCCGACGGCGCCGCGCCAGACCCTGCCGGTGGGGGACTGGCCGTTCGTGGATATCGCGACCGGCCGGCTGACGCTTTCGGCCTATCAGTTCCTCGCGCGGCTTCAGGCCGGGTCCAGCGGGTCGATCCGCAACCTGTCGGTGATTGCCGAGGCGCTGGGGGTGCCGGTGGCGGAGATTCCCGCCGACGGGGCGGTGTCCGTGATCCTGCCCGCGTCCTTTCCGCCGCCCCCGCCCCTGCCGGCGGGGCGGGAGGAGCGCCTGGCGGCGATGCCGGCGGGCGTGCCGCGCCCTGTCGCGCCTGCCATGCCGGTGCTGCCGGTTGGGCCGGCGCGGCCGGTGGACGTGCTGGTGCTGCATCATGGGGCGCGGGTGATGGACGGGTTCGGCGCCCCGGCGGGCCGGGTCGCGGGATGGGTGGGCGATATCTTCCTGCAACGGGACGGCGGGCCCGCGGGGGCGGTGTGGGCCAAGCAGTCGGGCGCCGGGACGGCGACCGGCTGGGCGGCGCTGGGGCAGGCGGCCGGCGTGGGCGGCGTGCTGCCGCTGGTCAACGGGAACATGGCGCCGGTCGGCATGCTGTCCGACCCGGCGGGACAGACAATCGGGGTGCCGATCTGATGGGCAACAGCACGCTGATTACCGATTATCTCGGCTATGGCACCGTCGCCGCGCGGCCGGCGGAGCCGAACCTGCCGGCGGGTTGCCTCGGCGTCTATTACGCCACCGATACCGGGCAGATCCAGGTGTGGAACGGGGCGTGGCAGCAATGGGCGCCGTCGGCCATTTCCTTCGCCGGCGGGCTGGCGGCGGCGGGCAACGGGCAGGGGACGGCGACCGTCGTGTCGTCGGACGTCAATCTGTTCACCACCGTTGCCGCGGGCACCGGGGCGGTGCTGGCGGCGGGACCGGCGGGCAGCTGGCGCAAGGTGCTGAACCGGGGTGCCGCCGCGCTGCTGGTCTATCCGCCCCCGGGCGCGGTGATCGACGCGCTGGCGGCGGGGGCGGCCGTGACCATCGTGCCCGGCGGGGGCGCCACCTTCTGGCAGAACAGTGCAACGCAATGGTATTCGGAATGAAGACGGGCATGACGATCCTGGCCGGCGCGCTGGCGCTGGCGCCGTATGCCGCCGGCCCGGCACGGGCGCAGGTGGCGGGGCCGGTGGGGCATGGCGAGATTCCGTCCTGCCCCGACGGCGGCGGCAACCATCTGAACTATGTCGCCGCGACCGGGAGCTTCGCCTGCGGCGTGACGGGCGCGCCCTGGACGGGGGCGATGGTCACGCTTTCGGCGAATGCGGGGATGGCGAACACCAACAGCAGCTTCGTGCAGATCAGCGCATGGAATAGCAAGATTCTCGACACGTCGTCCTTCTGGTCGGCCGCGGCGCCGGGGCTGTTCACGATTCCGGCCGGGGTGGGCAAGGTGCGGGTCACGCTGTCGATCGGGCAGTCGGGCATCGGGAACAACCAGTTCGTGGTGCAGCGGAACGGCGCGACGGCTGCCGGGTCGTTCCGGCTCACGGTCCCGAGCGGCTACAGCAATGACGGGGTGAACGGCAGTTCGGGCATCATTGCCGTGGCACCGGGCGATACGATCGGGGTGGCCTATGCCTCGACATCGAGCTTTACCCTGCTGGCCGATCCCACCACCTGGTTCCAGATCGAAGCCGTACCCTGA